CCTGATTGTTTGTAAGTTTTGATTTTGGATGGGCTTCCCCACGTAGTCTTGCCATGATTTATTTCCAATCATTTATTGCGGCAGTATATACTGATTCTGACATTGCTCCCATTATGGTTTTTACAATTTTACCATCTTTTTCTAATATTACGGTTGGTACTGAACGTATTCCGTATTCATTTGAAACATCAGGTTGTTCCTCAATATCAATTACTTGAAACTGAACCATTGGGTTTTTAATCTGTACTGTTGTCATTATTGGTGCTAATGTTCTACACGGTCCGCACCACGTTGCCGTGAATCTTTTTACTACTAACATAACTTATTGTTTTTTAAAATGTTTCATTATTTTTTTAATATATTCTTCTTCATCACCTGGTTGTATAGAACCTACATCGATTTTGTATACTTTATTATTAGCTTTCCATTCAGGTGTATTCCCAAATCGTTCTTTCATTAATAAATTTAATTCAAATGAGTTAATCATAAATTCAACTGGTATTGCATCACACATTAATTTATAACGTTCATGTGCCTCAACATAAGTTAATTTATCATCTAACAAATCTTGGTATAATGCTTTGTGTAATTTGTGATAGTTTCCCAACACATCATGTTCCAATATTTCTGCCATAACTTATTGTTTTTTGTTTTTAATATATATTTTCATTATTTCCACATGTTCATTCATGTTTTCTTTTTCAAATGAACTGATTGCAGATTCTACTTCTTCAATAGTACCAAGTTCAACCCATTCAGTGAATTCATCGTATGACATTCCACGAGTCAATTCTCGTGGATTTATCATTTTTTCATAAAAATCTACTAATTCTTGAATTTCTTTATTCATTTATTTAGAATCAGTAATTCTTTAGTTGCTTTAGCAACGGCCAATGTTGTAACTGGCTTATCTAATCTATATGAGAATTCATCCCCAATATCATCACCTATTTCTGCATTTACAATTGTAAATTCTCCAAATTCTTCGGGTAGATTATCTATAAACTCTTTTAAATCTTGTATTGTCATAACTTTATTAATTTTACGTCAACTGGTTCAAAATCTGACCAATTGTATTTTGTGAACATTTTTAACTTAGTTCGAAGTTCCATCAAACTTGTAATTGCCGTTGTATATTCCAAATAAGTAGATGATTTGTTAATATCATATTCTACTATGTTTTTAGTACTACGATTTAAATATAATTCTTCCTTTTTATGTTTTAGAATGTACATTTTATTTTACTGGTTGAATTATTAAATCACTTACATTCAGTTGTAATAGTTCTTCTTTAGTATAAGTTGGTTCGTGATCTGAATAAACCACAAAATCTTGCTCCGATATAAGTATCGTCCTATCTTTACTATAATCACAATCTGCTAAATTCAACATATATGGTAGATATACTATATTTTCGTGTATTATTTTATGTGCCTGTGTCATATCTCGCACCCACCACCGCCACAAGCGATTTCATTTGTTAATTCGGTATTGTCAACCATTTCGGTTACTTTAGTTAAATCAATATCCTTTAATTGATTATACAGTTCCCAATATTGTTCTTCTGTAATATCCTCAAATGGTGTTTGTTTATAACTACCACCTGCAAACGGCAGTACTGATAATCCATTGTAATGTAATCTATTTTTCCACATCCATTCACCTACGACATCCCATTCATCATCTTTTACCGATACTGTACATGATACGTTGTGATTATTTTGTCCTTTTCTGTACCCACTTTTTACCCAATTTTGAGAAATAAATTTTACTCTATCCAATAAATCAATAGGTGATTCGTGTCTTGTAATTGCACCTTGTGGTGCTCGTTGTGGTACTGAAATTACAGATTGTTGGGTTGGTCTGAAATATTCATCTTCCAATAGATTCGGTAATGTTTTCTTTAAATAACTATATATAGATTCCTCTTTACCAATTCTCATTCTACGAATATAAAATTCAGAATGCCAAGCGTGAATTCCACTACTCGTACCAAGTACCAAACTTGTAGTTCCTGCTGGTTTAACTGATGTTGTTCTTGCTGCAACATTAATTCCAATTATTTTTGAAATTTGTTTATTGGTTGCATTTACAAGTTTACTCGCTTCTACATAATCTAATTTCATATTATCACTTGAAGCTATTCCTGTCATACTCACACCCAATAATGCATCCTTTTCAGTAGTTCTTCTCCATATATCACGTAGATAATGAAAATCAGTATAACCTGCTTGTAACGTTCCCAAAAATGCCGCGGCTATTGCACGTTCATTAAAATCAGCTTGGCCACTTACCGTACCCATATTAATTTCGGTTAGATTACAAAATTGAAATGCCCTTAATGAAATTTCACAACATGGGTTAGTTCCCCAATCCATATCATTCGTAAAATATATTCCAGGTTCACCAGCATTGGATGCCTTAATACGTTCCCAAACCTCTTTAAATTTCTTTTCTGTAATTTTATGTCTTAATATAACTACACTATTGTTAGCCCTACCTCTTTGTGGATTATCCGTGTACCAGTGACCGGATTTACAGGATAACATATCCATATCATCTATATTGAATAGAGAAATCATTGCTGCTCTACGAATACCACCAGCTAAAACTGCATCTGCAATATGACACATAATATCGTGACATTCCAAAGTTGATAATTTACTTCTATCTACTTTCTGACGTAACATCCCCTCAATTTTAGTTATTGCTAATCGAAGTGGTTCAGGACCAGGTGCCTTTCCACCAGCTGTAATCAATAATTCACCCTTATCACGAATATCACTATAATCAAATTCAATATGTGAACTTGTTACACCTGTATACGATTTAAATAATGTTTTTATTGCATCTGCCCAACCTATGATACTATCTTGAATAACATATTTCCGATTATAATCATAATTAGGCTTTTGTATCGTTGGTAGTTTTTCTACGTGGTGTCTTTGAACACTATAACCTACACCAGTACCACCAAGTAGTAAAAACATAGATTCCGAAAAACTATATATAGAATCTATCGGTAAAAATGCACAGTTATAAACACGTGAGTTATTAAGTTCTATGGGTCTGCCACCAAATTGCATTGACCTCATTGACGGAAGTACTTTTTTTGTTAGAACAAAATCTTTATACACTTTTTCAATTTCCTCGGTTAATTGAGGATATTTGCGTTGGTGCATTTCTTTGTTTCTATCAACGAGTTCATTCCAATTTTCTCGTCTTTCTTTCTGTGGTAAATGTCGTGCATATTTGGTATGTACTACAATATCGCTTAGGATTTTTTTATCCAATTCCGTATTACCATTATTCATAATCAGTGTCCTTTATTAAATTAATTACTTTTTCTCTTAGCAATATATCCAAACTCAATTTAAATTGCGTATTCCAGTTATAAACGTATTGTTTCGTTAAATTGAGTTTTGAATATTTTTGGATGAATATGGTAAATGGTTATTTACTTTCTTCTACTGATGCTTTTCTGTAATCGGTAACTAATTTTTTAAGTTCACCTATGGATTTTCTAGCTCTTGATTTTGCAGCTTTTGTTGTTCCATTGTGTTCCTTTTCGAATTCTGTAAATAGTTCTTTAATTGATTCGAATAATTCTTGTGAATTTGCCATAAATTTGATTGTTTTTATTTTTGTTAATTATTAAGTTCCTACATGGTAGGATTTATACATATCTAATTTTTTAAATTTCAATTAGATTTTAATGTTAAATTTTCATTATATTTTTTTAAATACAAAAATTGGTTCTAATTTTTGTCCTTTGCCTGATACAGATGATAAAATTAAATAAAGTGTATCTACATGTTCAAATCCGTTTTCTTTTGAAATACGAACTGTTTCATCTTCAATAGTTTTGTGTTTTGGTGTGTTTGCAATATTTAAAATCATATACCCACCAATCTTTAATCCATAGTGACAATTCTGTATTGTCTGTGTTAAAAATTCATCTAACCATTGTTGTTCACTTGGATATTTTATATATGATTGTGTTGGTTCGTCTGAATATTTTTCAGTATCAAAATAAGGTGGTGATGTAAAACATAAATCTATCGATTGACAAATAGGTTTGTAATCTTCTGAACCATATTTAAACGGAAATACTTGTTTCTCACCAGTATTCAGCTCATGATTCATCTTTACAATACCATCATATGTTTTGGTAGATGGATCCGTTCCAACATAAATACGACAGTCACTTGATAAAAATCCAAGTAACCTACCACCCCAACCCATAGACATATCCCATATAACACCTTTATTGCCGTATGTATTGTATATATATTTTGCCACAGTTGGTCTGAAATTACTAACTGTTTGAGATGCACCATATATTTTGAAGTTCTGTCGTAATCTGTTCAATGTAAATGTACCGTTACCATGTGTTAACTGCCATTTCCAAGTTTTCCTAATCACAGATTTTAGAACAACATCATCATTCCATCTTTCAATAGGTGATTCTTTTTGATTCCCACATGATACATCAACCCAATGTGGAAAATATGACCAAGCTAATGATAACCCGTGCATCGTTTGATCTATTTTCTTATCACTAAAAATTGATTGTTCATCAAAATCTCGTAATAATTTTAAATCTCTTTGTTTTTTATGTTCATGTACTTTATAATGCGGAAATCCAGCTCGTCTCCAGTATTGAAATATGATATCTAATGCATATTCAGTATCTTCACATTTATCTATGTGATGTGTAACTTTGTCATACTCTAATGACAATGTGTCATACTCAATAAATTCACTGAATTTTTTATAATTTACACTCATAAATCAAAGAATTTATTTGCGGTTTCTTTTTGCTTTACAGATTCATGTGTTTCACCATCTAATACTGCATTTTCAATTCTTGCTTTTGCAATTGTCATGTATTCTTCATCCATTTCTATACCGATGAAATCATAACCAAATTGCTTACAAGCCTTTCCAGTTGAACCACTACCCATAAATGGGTCTAATACAGTTCCGCCCTGTTGTGTTACCAATCGTACCAAATATTTCATTAGTTCTGTTGGTTTTACTGTCGGATGATTGTTTTTAAATTCAGTTGTTCTATCATTACCACTTCCCGTTTTCATTTGTCCACTTTGACCCATTATTTTATTTGCTAAGCTTCTTGGTTTTAACTCAAATTCATCCAATCCCTCATTTCTATCCGTTTTACTCGTTTTAGGGCAATAGAAAAATCTTGCATTATTACCATCATCATTATAAAGTGCAGTACTTTCTACTGATTTTGAATTTCCCCAATGGCCTTTATCATATGTTGGTTTTGATGTACGAGTATCACCTTTACTATTTGGAAATAATTCAGTTACTTCATCACTACCGTCATGTATTAAGTTTGCAGGAAATCTACCTTGTTGTTGTTGTCCGTTTGTTTGATGTGTTTCTTGTGCTGAACTATCACCGTATTTACCTTTTGATTTTGAACTTTCTTCACCACGAGAATGATTGGTTATTGTTTCTTCGGTTGTCACTCTACTTTCATCTATATTGATACCACCAGTTCCCCATTTTAACACATTTTCGGCTACTGATTTTTCACTTAAAGGCTTTCTTGCTACCGTGATTGGTTCTAATGCAGGTTTTAATGCAGTTCCCCATCCTTCCCATTCTGATTGTCCTTTTGTTTGTTTAACAAATCCACTTGTATCATATCCATATGAATGGTCTGCTACTCTAACTTCTACATTGGGTTTATGAATATTTATATTTCTTTTTTTACCATCTGGATGTTGATAATCACCAATAACTTCCCTTTTATTTCCTTGTAATTTGTATATTGCTTTACCGATATTATGTGATTTCGGAAATCCACTACCATATACCCAAGCTATCATATCTCGTATCTCGAAACCTGCATCTTCTATATTTACCGCCATTCTATGTTGAGTTCTCGTTCCTGCGAATGATAATAGATAACCCCCTGGTTTTAACACTCTTAGACATTCTTTCCAAGTTTCTACATCAGGTACATCGTAATCCCATTTTTTACCCATGAAACTTAATCCATATGGTGGGTCTGTAACTATGCTATCTACCGAATTATCTTCGAGTTCTTTTAATTTTATTTTATTATCCCCTAAAAGTAGTTTCATTTCTTAAAAGAATTTATTGGTTGGTTCATTTTTAGTTTTTAATCTATCTTCCATTACATCATAAAACTCTTTTAGTTTTTCAATACCAATGAAGTTGCGATTTTGATTTTTACAAGCAACTCCTGTTGTTCCACTACCAGCGAACATATCCAATACAACATCATTTTCATTTGTATGTATTTTCAATAATCGTTCTAATAATTCTACCGGCTTTTCAGTTGGATGTTTTCGTTTTTTAGCACTTGGTGCTGAATATCTAAATGTTTTCAATTGGTCAGTATATCCTATACTATTATAAGTACAACCTTTACCACGAACATATATCATAAATTCCAAGTTTGAAATATATTTACCATTACCAAATGGTACTGGGTTTGGTTTATCCCAAATTAAAAGAGTAGTTGAAAATCCCAATTTTTCCCAATATCCCATGATATCCGATACCTGCTTGTTCGAACAAAATACAACTAAATTTACTTTCTTACAAACTCGCTGAACTTCATTGAAAATGATATCCATATCAAATCCATCACTAATGAAATCAATATGTTTGTTATTTAATTTCCGTTGTGCCATTTCCGTTGTTCCACCACCATGAGTATCTAATTCATATGGCGGGTCAGTTAATACAAAATCAACGGAATTATCTGGTAGTTTTTGTAATTCGTCATAACAATTTCCATGTATTAGTTTCATATTATCCCATTGTTTCTAAATATTTTTTATGTAGTAGTTGTTTTTGAACCAACTCACCATTTGCAGAATCTTTTGATGTCATTATACCATCAGCTGATGCACCATCATAAACTTCAATAAATCCAGTATTTGTATCCATTTTCGATGGAAATGTTAGTCCATCTGGACCGAACCTATTTTTCATAACATGTGCTCTCGCCGTATTGTTCAATTTATCTTTGGATTTTCTACTCCAACTAATAATAAAATCGGCGTTCATTACTTTAGCATAAGAATCTGCAATTTTATCTGCCTCAATTACTTCACTATCAATTGCTGAACGGTTAGTTTGAGATGCAGTCCATACAGGTATTTGTAGTTCTCCACTCATACCACGTAATTCAATATAAACACCACCTTGTTCTTGATATGTTGAATCATTACTACCACCCGTTGATAAAAGTAAATCTGCATAATCAATAATGATTAAATCAGGTTTATTACCAGCAGCTGTCATTTGTTCAATATGACGTTGGATTTGTTTTCTTGAAACTCCCCTTGGTGGAAAATATTTAATTATTAATTTTCCAGGTAAACGCTCAATTTTATCTTTAATTACATCACGTTTTTCTTTATGGTCGGATGTTGGTACATGTGTAAATACAGTATCATATCTTGCCCCAACATAATCTTCGGACAACTCCATACTATAATGAACCACACTTTTTCCTTGTTTAACGGCGTTTGCCCCAATACAAGTAAGTAACCAAGTTTTCCCCACACCACTTGGTGCAACCACTACTGCAAGTTCACCACCACCTAAACCACCGTTCATTAGGTCATCTATAACTTTCCAGCCTGTTGGTATTGTAGTACGGTTTTCTTCATCATATCGTTTATCAAAATCTAAAACATAATCAAGTCCTAAATCAATATTAGTACCAACTTTCATCGCCTTATCAACGTGATCCTTGATTTTATCGTATTCACCCATTTTGAGTAAATCTACCGATTTTAAGATTACTTGTTTTAAATTTTGATTGATACAAAATGATGTGAATTCATCACGTACATATTCAATATCAACATTTCCTATTTGTGTATATACAACTCGTAATTGGTCAACTACTGTTTTTTTCAAGATTGGATTTTCCAACTCTGAAACTTTTATCTTAAATACATCAAGTGTTGGTGGTTTTTTATATATCGAATGGTAATCAACAATTTCTTCAACTATCCATTTATTTGCATCCGATTCAAAAAACTTTGGTGAAATTATATCAGACAATTTATCTAAAATCTTAGGATCTACAATCAATGCAGATATTATCTTAGATTGGAAACTATGTCCATATTTTATTAAATTATCTACTTTATCCATCAATCAGTTATTAGGGTTTCAAATGTGGTTTTTAACCAATTGTTTATATCACTACCAAAACCACCCATTACTTTGTATTTTACACAACTTTGAAAATATTTCATTTTTTTCAATGGTTTGATTTCTTCATCAAATTTTGTTAGTACATTCATTTTAGTAGTACCACTCAATAATGATTCATCCAATCTCATAAGTTTCTGATTCATAAGTATTTGGGTTTCAGCATCAACAATATCTTTGTATATTTTTATAGGTTTCTTTTTTCCAATTGAGGTTTCTGTGTGTTTGTCTTTGGCCAATTGAAGTAAATCATCGACTGAAAGTTTTACATCCTCTGTAAGTTCTGGAAATCGTTTTACGAGTGTTTTAATACCACACCCTTTAATTCCTGGTATATTATCAGATGGATCCCCATCTAATACTCTATATAATAGAAGATTCTGTGATTCTATACCGAATTCTTCTTTGATAACTTGTTTGTTATAAATTTTCTTTTTTGTTGGTGACCAAACAATTGTCTTGTGATTTACGAGTTGTAGGAAATCCTTATCCGTAGACATCAGTACTGCCTGTTCATTTTCTTTTAACAAATCTGTTGCAATATATGCCATAATATCATCAGCTTCTACTGAATCATACATCATTGTTGTTACTGGTAACTCATGTAATAGTTCTGATAACCATACAATTTGTCGTTTCATTGATTCTCGTTCATCTTCCTCATTCATCATATCATCATAGGAACGATTTACTCTTAATTTATTTTTTCCATCACGGTTGGCCTTATACCCACCGAACATCTTCTTTCTACTCTGTGAACCACCACTTCCATCAAATACTACGATTACTCGTGTTGGCTGTACTTGTTTTATTGCATATCCAATTGATTTTAATGTACCAGTTACACCAGCAACGTGGTCACCATCATCATTCATTGTAGGTATTGACGACCAGCATCTTATGAAGGTATTTCGTCAAAGTCCATCCACGATAAGGACTCTATCATTTTTAGTCCTAGTGTGGATGGAAGTATTATTTATACTATTAAATATTTTTTTATATTTTTCGTTCATATTTTAATTGTTTTATTATATCAGTTAATGTAGATTCACGATTTTCTTCCCAATCACGTTGCCATACTGTGATTAGTTGGTATCCATTACGTCTTGCTATTTTAGCTTTGATTTTATCGGATTCAATCATAAGCTATCAAAGGATGTTTTAATTCTCTTATCAATAGTTTTCGTTCGCGTTTTGAACACGTAAAATAAATATATCTATACTTTCGTTCAATTAGTTTGTATTCAATATCTGGATGAATTTTTAACACATCTGCTAAACCACATACACCAAGTTTATTATTTACAGCCCTTGGTGATAACCAATTATCTGTATTTTTAAATTTATATTGATACATTGAACCCGGATTTGAAACTTTATTTCCTTGATATTGCCAATTCGTAGCTCTGTAAATCATTCCTAAATGATTTTCCATTGGGTCTGCATATGAAATTAAAACTTTTATATTTGGATTATTAGCTTTAATATACTTTATACTTTGAGAAATAGAATATGATTCTATATTTGATTTTACTGAATCATCTACCCATAATCGTTTTAGTTCTAATACTTGATTAAACTCTAATGTTTCAGAAATGGATTTCACCCCATGCCTTGCTACGGGTGAACCATAAACAATGCATCCTACCAATTTATCTACAACTATATCAAAAAAATAATGTGATGTTGTTCCGTATTCATAAATTCCAAAAATAAGAGAAGAACCTGCCCAACGTTTAGCATAATGTTTATTCATAATCATATCATATACCTCGTCTTTATTAGTAGGTTTTATATAATACTGAGAAACATCGCAATATCGTTTTCCTTCTTCTTTCATATTGAAGTACTTTTTATTTTTCTTTTAGTAATAAATCTCTACCATTAGTAGATAATTCATCCATAAACAATAATAAATTTTTAGCTTCTTCTAATCCTATTAACATATTTTGAATATGTGGTTCATCAATTGATGATGCACCTGCTACTAATGTTATCCATTCAGCTGAATTAGTTATTTCATCTATTATTTTAGATATTTCCATTGTAATTTATTTTTATATAACTGTTTCATTGTAACTATTTTAAATGGAGTACCATCGGTGAAAGTTTGTATTCCACCGATGTATATCCATTTTTTGGTTGATTTATTCATCCACACCTGGACCTCGTGTATCTATTGTAAGATTATCGGTATCGTATGAATTTGCTTTATATTGTAGTATGGTGGCCTCACACATACGTAAATATATTTGTTCTTGTAATTCAAGATTATCTTCCATTAACTTTTTAAAGTCCTTGGATTGAAATTTGAATTCTTCACCTGTTTCCGTATCTATATACGTATACCAAGCACCACCTTGTGTTACCATTTTTGAATCTTTCATAACAGATAACCAAGCACCAAAATTATCAATCCCCCTATCGAAATAAATTTCGAAATCGGCTGAACGTAATGGTGGTCCCATTCTGTTTTTGATTACTTGACAACGAACTTTCATTCCAACAACTCTATCGCTGGATTTAATTTGTCCCATGTTTTTCAATCTCAAACGTACAGATGCGTGAAAAGCAAGAGCTTTTCCACCACTTGTAGTCCAAGGATCACCAAACATTGCGTTCATTTTGGCTCTCAATTGATTCGTAAATACACAAAGTATTTTTTGTCTACCAATAAGGTTTGTGATTTTTCTCATTGCCTTAGATATAATAATCGCCTTTTGAGTTGCGTATCCACTTTGGTCATAATCACCCTCTAATTCCACCTTGGTACTGGCGGCTGCTACTGAATCCACTACTATTGTAACAAGTTTATCTCTACTCGTTACTCTTACTTTTTCAATAATAGTTTCAATCATTTCAAAGATTTGTTCTACTGAATCAGCTGATACATATAATAATTTTGAAACATCCACACCGATTGCCTCTAAAAATTCTCTACTTACTGCTGTTTCAGTATCAATCATTACAGCTACACCGTTTTTACGTTGAGTTTCCGCAAGTAAATGTGCAGATAATAATGATTTTCCACTTTGTTCCAATCCTGTAATTTCTACTATCCTACCAACTGGTGCTCCACCATGAGCTCTATTAGAAACCGCAATATCCAAAGGTGCACATCCAAATGATATCCAATCTTCTACATTTGTAGGAGTATCATCGGCATCTAAAAAGAATGCCACCTTTTGTGATTTCGCTTGTTTATTTAATTCAGTTGCAAGAATATCTGCTAAGTCGAAATTTTCATCCGAACTAACATCTTTCTTTTTAGCTTTTGCCATTTTGATGTATTATTGTTTAAATAATTCATCAAATGCGTTAGCTACATCATCAATTTTTGGTGAAACTGGAGTTTTAGCTTCTTGTACAGGAGCTTCTTTTTTAACTTCTTGTGTTGGAGCTGGTTTCGTTGAAAGAACCGTTGCACTCGGTGAAGTAGGAGCTGTTGTTTCTACCTCATCACTTGGATTTAACCAACCATCAAGTACTTTTTTTAATTCATCATATGAAAGTTCAGAATATAAATCTGTGATTTCGGTTTGATTTTCTAAAAGTTTGATACTTGCCTGTTTATCCTCTAAAATTGGAGTTTCTTTCGGTTTCATACGAATAGTAGTTGTTGGAAATGAAGTACCACCATCTTCTGCGGAAACATAAGATATAGTAACATCACGTCCAGATAATGGATGTGTAATATCACCATAATCAGGGTCTGCAATATAACCAAGAATTTCTTGATATACGGTTTTACCAAATCCCCAAAATTGTACACCTTTTTCTTCCTCACCACGAACTAAAACAGGTACGAAAGTACGAAGTTTTGGCTCCATAGATTTTGCAACTTTCCAGTCATCTTTATCACCCATTCTTTTCAATTTGTCTGCAAACTCTACAATAGGGTCTGGTCTACCAAATGATTGTGGTGATAAATAAGTTTTGTTGTTTACGTTGTAATGGAAATAAAGTTCAATGAAAGGATTTTCAGGGTTGAACTTATAAGGTACGATTCTGATTTGTGTAGTTCCAGGTTTTGGTTTCCATAATAAATCAGATTTTCTTTGAGTGTTTTGTAGTTTGTTTAGTCTACCACGGATTGCGCTAATGTCTAATGCCATTTTGTTTAAATTTAAATTGTTAATTAATGTTTGTTTTATGGTTTTATTTACGTGTCTTTCACCTACACGCGGTGTGTGTATATAAGTATATAAAACTTTTAAAAAAGTACCGAATTTTGATAAAAGTTATTAACATATTTTATGTTATATATTTTTGAGGATCTTCTTGAAATGTTCTCATTTCCTGATTGGTTTCTGTTAAACTTGATAAAAATATTTCTTTTGGATAAATTTTACTCAACCTATCCCATTCTTCATCAATACCACGTTTATTTAAATGATTCACATCAATTTGTGCAACTGTATCTCTAAATCCAAACATTTGTTTTGGTCGTGTTGTAAATATTAAATATTTATATTTCATTTTCCTAATTTTTGGTCTATATATTTCTTAATATCTGAAATTGGTAATACATCTCCATCCTTTTCAGAAAAGAGTTTTGCAGTGTATACATCGGTTGTATTTCGTAGTACGATTACATGGTAATCAGTTAGTTGGGTTATTAAATTATCCATTACCTGTTCATATATATCTAATGGTGCACTCTTTGGTAAACCTACCATAAAAATAGGTTTGGATTCAGTACGATAATTAATAGGTGTTGTAGAAGTTATCTCCAAATTACCATAACCATCATCTATTACTCCAATACCACTACTACCTTTAATAGTATTTACAATTGTAGTTGCTGATATCATAGTACCACCCATTCCATCATCGTGTGTAATAATTCCTGGACCTGATGTTATTTTTGCTGCTGTATGTAATGTTATGGGTAATTGTTGTGCCATTTGTTTACCGTTTACTTTCATTTCTGTATATTGTTAAATCAATCCACATTCTATGAATACCATCTTTTTCATTTCCCCAAAACCCATTACTATTACAATTTGGAAAATCATCTTTAGAAATTGATTCAAATTTAATAATGTGACCCTTTGGTTCTACGTACATATTTTGTTCAATATAAATACAGTCTGATTTTAATACTTTAATAGGTAGTATCATTACTTAGCCCATTTACCACGCTGTACCAATTGTGAAATTATTCCATATACCGATAAATCTTCGTATGTATCTTGAATAGATTCACCAACTTCATCGGGTTGACCTAACACCACCAATTGCTTGATTCGATTAATCTTATCATTCATACGGAAAAATAGACCAGTCAAGGACATTTTAACTTCAGCAGGTGTTTTTAGTTCACTTCCTACCGAGATATTCCCAGGTCCATAATTTCGTTGTTTCTTACAGAATGTTTCATACATTTCTGCTTGGATTTTTTTAAATTCAGTTGTAGTTTGAGGGTAGTTTTCCTCACAGAATTCAATCGCTGATTGTTCTTTCATATATAAGTTATGTAAATTGTTGTTATTTTTTAAGTGATTTTACTATTTCTTGAGCCTTTAATTCCATCCCCTCTGGACCGAGTACTAACCATTCGATTGCAGTTTCATTTCCAGAAATTGCGCAGACATCATCGAAATTTTTAGGTGTTCCGATTTGTTCAATTCTATCTTGGAAAAATTTAATTGCGTATTCTTTACCATGAGTTTGTAGTAACTCTTTGGCCTTTCCTATAATTGTCATATGACAGATTTTTAATTTGTATTCTACAAAGATACGGAATTTATTTGGATTTACCAAATATTTTATGAATTATTTTTTAATTTGAAATAACTTCGAATATTCGAGTTGGAATTTTTTTAGTACCATCTGAATTTGTAACTACAATTGTATTTTTAAATTTAGACCAATCGAGTACAAAATTTCTATCCAAAACACCATCGTTTTCTTCACGTACCATTTCGTTTAGTGCGTTAATCGTATACAATGTATTAGATTCTTTTTTTCTATGTACTAATATAGTATTGGTAAGTGGAGTATCAGGTTTAAAATTCGTATCGATATTATATGTAATATACAATTCGTCCAAGTTGGATTTATTTTGTAATACATACATAAAATTGAATACTATTTTATAGGTTTCCCCTATTTTTAATAATACATCTTGTAACTCGTTCTTATTAGTAAACGTACATAATAATTGATTTTGCATCTTTACGGTTTCCCTCATTTAATTCCTATATAAATATAGAAAATATAAATCAACGGTAAGAAAAATCTAATAAATTACATAATATTACTGTTCTAATGATTTTTGGGCAATTTGTATAGCTTTTATAAAGCTAGGATGAATTTTCATTTCAAGTTTCCAAACACCACCATATCCAATTCCATCTGGTCTAACCTTAATTTCACAAATTGGTATCACATTACCATTATCCATGGTATATATAATTGAAGATGGTTCTGGTATATCTCGTACTGTTAATCCCTCATGCATTTGCTCAAATGTTTTTCCATTAAAAACTTTATTTAATACACCCATATCTGCGGAAATTTCACCAAGAATCATATTTTCTTCACCACTCATTAATGCACCTAATGGAAAATCTTGTCTTATGGATTTTATTAAACCATCTTGCTTCTTCTTATCATTCATAATTTCGTTAGCTACGGCGGTTGAATGTGCGAATGAATTATTTCGTAATTCATCATACCCATTTCCTGCATCATTACCCATTAATTTAGCCAATACCATTAAATGTGTTGATGTTTTTTGTAATGCACGTGAACCCGTATCCATGCCCAATTCTTTGTGAATCTGTTTAATACGATCTAATGAAAACGGTTGTTGTACCATTTTAAGTACATTCTCAAACTCAATACGTTGTTTATCATTCATTACATGCTTTGCTCCCATTTCCAATTGTATTTTCTTGTATATAGTAGACCGTTGTTCAACTGATAATTTGTTGAATGTGCTTCCAACGTTTTTTAATTCGTTTGCATATTTAGTTAACGATTTAGTATGAATTGCATGTTGTTCTTCTTGAGCATATTTAACAGTAGCCTCCTTTGGAACATTATTATTATATTTATTATATAGTTTTTTAATACTGTTTGCAATTTCACTTCTTCGTTTTTTATCATCACTTGATAAATTATCCATATCAAAATTAGCAATCTCCATCTTTAACGTATCGAATACACGTAATTCTTCTTTTGTTGCATATCCTTGAAAAACTATATCATCTAATCTACCAGTAGTTGAATTTAATAAATTAGCTAATTTATCTTGTTTTAGTGATATTTCATCTAACTTAGAGTTTCCGTTTACTTTGATTTTTGCATAGGTATCGGTTGAAAATCCTTTATTTCGTTTATAATCTACCAAACCAAGCGTTTCAACTTCCTCTTTAATATCCCATGACATTGCTTCAAGTTCCCACTTTCCTGCACCATACATTCTATCATACCTAGCATGAGTAGCAGTTGCAACCAAACCTGCTGATTTTATCCACTTTGTTGATATCATAGATGATGATCCATTTTTCTTTGAATGTTCAAATAATATATCTAAAAATTCATTACGAGTATCTGCATCTGTTATTGAAAGAGATACCATGGCAAGAATTTCACCTGATGTGGATGCCATCGTTCCGCCACCAGCCGCATTTGTGAAATCCGTTATTTTTAAAGCTGTTGATTTTTTTGTATTCAACATTCGCATTAATATCTTTTCATACTTTTTAGGAAACTTTCTCGGTATTCCTAAAAATCTATCCATTTCAGATTTAGGAATTTCCAATTGAGTTGCAGTTGGTTTTACAGCTTTATTCTTGTTGAAATCATCATCTGATACACCATCTTTTGCAAAATCTTCGTTAAATATTTTAGTAGAATCTATTGTTATCAATGATTTATTTTTATCAACTGATGTATCTGATGCATCATCACTATTATCATCCGACAATTCTTTAAATGTTCCGGGTCTGCCTCCAACTACATTAGCTTTAATTGTTTTTTCATTCATTATAGCCTCCCTAACAAATCTTAACATTTGTTCAGTTCTAATAAATTCAGCTGGGCCATTCTTTTTGGTTGAATAATATCCACCACCTACACTATATAATCCATCTTTGGATATATCATCATTTTCAGATGAAAACGTTTTTATGTATTTTTGATATTCAGGATCTTTTAATGAAGTACCTGTTTCAGGTTCAGCCTGTTCTTCACCATCACCGGCAGTTTCTACATCAGCGGGTTCTCCCGTTTTAGGTTTTGATTGTGGATTGTTATTTGAACCACCAGCATCACCTTGGTCGGTTTTTACATCATTATATTCATCTTCACTCATAGGTACAAATTGACCAGCTTCAGCTTT